ATTCTTTTCCCGAATGGAGAGCTGTTTCCAAAAAATGACAAATTGGGCTCGAAATAAACACCGCATCCCCTTAGAAATTCGCAAAGAAGCATACGAAAAATCGGGTCGGCTTAAAAAAGATCCGGAGTGTTTAGATATTTATAAAGATTTATGATAGCAGAAGAATCCCTCAACAAGACTTGGTTTATAGATATTGACGGAACCATCGTTAAGCAACTTTATAACCAAGACATAGATAAAGCCATAGATTCGTTAGGCGAAAATAGCTATACTATCGAGACCCCAATTGAAAAAAGCGTTACTTTCCTCAATAGAATTCCTAAAGAGGATACGGTAGTATTGACTACGGCAAGAGACGGTAAACACAAGGATCACACAGAAAGAATGCTTAGTCATTTTGGAGTCCGATATGATCGAATAATGTTCGACTTAAGAGCCGGGCCTAGGTATTTAATTAATGACATTAAACCAGCCGGAACGGTGGGAAACACAGACCCAATCAATACCGCTTTCTCCTTAAACGTAGAAAGGGACGAGGGCATTGATCTTAAAGTGTAAAGATATACATGAAAAACCTTGTAATCTTTCTTTTGTTCGCCGTGTCTCTTCGCGGAGCCGATAACACATACTCAAGCATAACCAAAAGAAACGCTTTCGAATTAACAGGCGAAAAACCAATTGCAATATTACCTCCCGTCCGGGAAATTTTAGCCCCCAGCATCTTTCTTACGGGAATTACTCGGTGGAAAGGTACAAATAAGGTTCATCTTGTACTGAGGAAAGCTGGAGAGTCCGATAAATTTGTCTCCCTCAGAATCAATGAAAAACAATATAACGTTGAACTTAAAAAGGTGCTCGAAGATTCTGTTCTTATAGAAGCTAACGGCAGCAATAAGCTCCTAAGCTTTAAAACCAACGGTCTTCCAACCATTGTGACAAAAGCACCTGCCGCTAAAAAGACCCCTCAGTCTGGACAACGCCAAATTAAATCTGATATTGATCAAAACGAACGCCGAAGACAATACGACGAATGGAGAAAGAGCAGGGAACGATAAAGCACGACCTCTTTATCACTGACGTGTGGGAATTCGATTTCCCATACCATGAGCAGTTTAAACCCCAAGTTATGGAGTTTATCTCTTCCCCTAAAGCTCAAGAGCACATCCAACAATCGGGGAACCCTTCTCTAAATTCTTACGGGGGAGATGAACTGTGTTTTGACGAAGATAGAAACCTTTCTTCTTTTTTTCAAACTCAAGTGTTGAAATTATTAAAACAGGTCGAAAAAAACCACGACTGGGAAGAAGGAGAATGGGACCGTATCCGCCCATGGCTTAACGTAAATCAAAAAGGAAACTTCAACCCAACCCATGTCCACCCCGGATACGATTACTCTGGGTGCTACTACGTGGACTTCCCCGAAAACTCTGGGCTTATTCATTTTTTAGACCCTCGCTCGCAACATAGATTCTCATCCCCCGACCCCCAGAGTAAGGAAAATAAAAACTGGTACAACTCCGACAACCCTTACGACAGCAGTATTTTCACCTATAAAATAAAAGAAGGGAAAATTGCCATATTCCCCTCGTGGCTCTCTCATTACGTAGATCCAAACCCAACCGACTCACTAAGAGTATCCATGCCCTTCAACGCTAAATATACCCAGTATGGAAATTAAAAAGGAAAACTTAATCGAATTCGTAAATCTCGTTAATGAGTGTTGTTCGATAATGGACGATGACTATGTAGCCGAATGGCTAACCACTCCTAATTCCAACCTTAATATGGAACCTCCTACGCAACTCATAAACGACGAAGTGGGAAGAGAAAAGGTTCTCAGATTGCTTTATTTTATAGATATAGGTGAAGCAGACCTTTAAGACTTAGGAACACTGCTTATAATAGTTGTTGTCCCGTCTGGGAACAGCGTTTTTGTGACGATAAAGGTTACGCCTCCAACTGTTTCCTCTATTGTGAAATTAGATACGTTGGAACCAACAGAAGGAACTGAGTCTTGCGTATTTATTTCATACTCTATAACCGACGCACCCGGAAGCACCTCAAAAGGCCCCACTACTTCGCCATCATCCAAAACCCCATAACGCCCCGTTATCATTAAAGTAGTATCTCCCATGACTGCGCCCCCCGGAATAGTGCCCGACAAAAGAGTACCATCTAGACTACCACTCCAAGGTATACTCATCATTCGGGGCAATACACCTATACTGCTTACGTAGTCATCCTCATATTGGGGAATTTGAAGGAAAACGTCCCCAATATTTGCAAAATTTAAATTCTCACCACTTATCTCTACGACGGTACCAGTAATGCCCCGGTCAGGAGAATAGCTAGTGACCCCCCACCTAACACCGGAAACGTTATATTCATCAGGAAAATAACTTATTTGACGATGCAGAATTCCGGAATCGAACTCTTGTCTATTACCGGGGAGAACAAAATCCTCCACAAAACTTCTGCCATCTTGACCAATTATATTTTTACGGGACAGAAGGAAAGGGTCCTGTGCTGGATTGGGAATCTTTTTAGGCCCTATGGAATCCCAAGAATTAGTTAAAAAGAGGTGACCCGTTCCTATAAAATTACGGTCAATTCCTACCCTTAACTCTTGGTAAAGTACCTCTACTCCATTAATTTCTATCATTCCCGTTGCAGCATCCCCGGGGACCAAACTATTAGCAAAAAGATGAGTCGTAGTTTTATCACCATAACGACCAACGTTAGAACCAGAACCACTTATTCCCAAATACGGTGTGTTAGTCAAAGCGTTTGAGTTTAAGCCTGTAACCGATAAGTGTTGATTACCTGATAACTCGGTGTCACCCCAACCATCAGCGGGATTAGACTCGATAGGAAGACCGCTTACCCCTAAAATAACAGCCAAAGGGTTAAAGGGCCCGTTGGTGGCGGCGCCATCAATGTTTTCTCTCCCCGTAATTCTAACAGGGGCAAAAGTTATACCAGTGGGGACGGCGGTACTTATTATTTCAGTGCCTTGAACAACGCTACTAGACACGTCTTGGGTGAAAACATAGCCCTCTCTAGTAGCCGCATTACCACCAACGCTATTAACCACCCCAGTAAGGTACTGAAATCCGATATCAAGCCCTGTCACATTATCCCCACTTAAAGAAAAGGTCTCGCCGGGTAGCAAAAAATTCGAATACCCACTTATGTGGGTTATGTTGATGTCATACGGACTAGGAGTTTCTCGCGAAAGAAAATCTTTCACAATAAAACGCCCGCTTTCCCTATTCATATTCAGAGGAATATCAACAACTAAGGAGAAAGGTCTTTTACTAACAAAATTCCCAACGTCTATAGAACCGCTTATCCCAGAAAAGCTAACCCCCGTTGTTAAATTCAGACCAAAACCAGTAATTGTCATAACGTCCCCTCTACTGAACACCTGATTAGGATTACCGGTCGTTCCAAAATTAGAAGGAAGTTCTCCCTTTCCTCTATAATACCCTGAAATAGCTGGCTTGGCAGCGCTCACCCCCAACATCTGAGTAGAACTAACAAAACCTCCGCTCGTATTTACTTTTATTAAATCACTTAAGGAACTCCTAGGAATAACCATATGTATTCCAGAATTACCATTCCCGTCAGGATTACCACTTAATGAATAATCCGACACCACAGAGTCTCCTATCTTCAAACCACTAGGGACCAAACCCTCAAAATATCCAGAGACACGAACAGTATCTCCAACCACACCACTTAAAGGAGAGAAACCACTAAAAACGGGAGAATTCACAGTAGTTATCGTGGTGGCGCCGCCACCTCTTTTATTTCTTGTTCGGATCTTATAAGCGTTTACGCCTGTAGTAAAACTATTAGGATAAAAAAATGTTATTTGGTCACTATTGGGTGTATAACCACCACCGCTTATGGGAAGGTCAGCTATAAAGTTTGCGGGATTTATGGACGTGTCGTAAATGTAAAGGTCTGTAACCCCAGAATGAAGTCTGCTTCCGTATACCGAACCAGTAGACCCCGGAAGCACATCAGTATCCGGATATATTTCATCAACACTGGGTTTTCCGTAAACGTTCACGCTGGCGGGACCTGACCCGAGGCTTCCAAAATAGCCCGACATCTCCACCCCCAACAACGCCCCGCTATCGGGATAGACTACGGCCGGAAGCGTAAAGGCAACAGATTTCCCCGGAACAACCGTAGTAACGGACTGTGACTCGGACGTTATTCCTACTTGTGAGGAAATAAAACTTACCCCCGTTAGACCATAAAGATCTTGTCCCTCTACCGTTATCAGATCCCCCCCAAAACCGGTCTCAGGAACAACTTTAGTAACAACAGGGGCTCCGATCCCCGGCGTGAAACTAATATCCGAAGGATATTGCTCTGGATAATTACTAGTAAATAAAGAAACAGCATGGGGAAAGACTTCAAAAGTACCAGCACCCACATTAGAGGTATCTCCGGAAACATATAACTTCAAACCTGTCGGGACAGTTCCCTCCAGCAGCTTGTCATTAGTAAGAGTAAAGAGTCCAGTTCTTCCCCCTATATCAACCAAATACTTATTGAACTCGATACCTGAGTATAAAATTCCGGAAGTAAAATTTTCACCAGAAACCCTCAAGGATGAACCCAGTATCTTCCCATCCTGCACACCAGTTACTCGCGCCAAAGGAGAAAAAAAGAAGCTAGGAGAAGTTTCGAAAGAAACCCCACTCTGCAGCAGTAAATTGGGAACCCCCCTCACGTTACCACTGGGAACAGTCATCTGAATCTCGGTCGAGGAATTAACCTGAAAATCTTCCATTTCTATAGAGTTGACGGAGACCCCCGTCACTCCCGAAAAAGAGGCTCCACTTATCTCAAGAGTCTTGCCTGAACAAAGTTGGCCGGAATTTAAACTATAGATTTCAGGAATAGGCACAAACTTGTTTTCCGTAATTCCGCTCGCCTCACTTGTGCTCCCATTCAATCCCGTCCTTAACGAAGAAAAGACTGAGACCCCCGCGTAATGAGCGTTTTGGGGAACAACAGCTCGCAAATCACTCTCGCTTAAAACATGAAACGATGGACTATTCATTCCACCAAATTTTACATCCGTTATTTGGTAAAAATTTTCCCCCGAAATCTCAATCGCATCTCCTGCCCTACCACTTATGTCATCACTCAACAAACCACTAACCACTACTTGGCTGGCTGAATCCAAAACTATACTAGCGACCCCCAAATTTAATACTTGATCACTAGTCTCTAATATTACATCGTTAGTATAAGCCGCAGGAGGAACTATTCCCGAAACCCCAGTGGTCTTCAAATACGCAAGAGTAGAAACCTCTTCGGCCCCAAACATAACCCTTTCGATAAGGTTCATGTTCTTCCCGCTAATAGTAAAATGCTTTTTGGGATAAAAAGTAGGCATTATGTGAATTCCACTCCCCTCATATTTTCAACAACGGTTAGTATCCCCCCTGCTTGGTTAGTAACCTCAATTCCGGCGGGAGTTCCCTGCATGATATTCACTGTTTGTTTTATGTAGTCTCCTACTGCAGACGCTAAATTCCTTTGATTAGCCACTCCAGAACACGTAAAGTTTTCCACTATCGCTCCTGCCGAATTTTTCAAATCCAGTGAAATTTTTGCTCGGGTTCCTGAAAAAGGCAAGTAACCTGAAGGAGAATCTATTTCAAAATTAACATTAACACTTTTGGGGCCAAAACTCACAGCGCTCGGTTTGGTTTCGTCCATTAAATACACGGGCTTAACTTCCGCTGTATAGTTATACGCTCCCCCCACAAAATTATCGACCCCACCAGACACAAACACTTCCCCCTCATTCGAAACCAACGCGTTCCTTAAGTTCAAAACTTGAACCGAAGCGACGGGAGGCTGTTCTGTAGGCTCAAATTCTCCCCTCAACTCATCAAAAAAAGAAACCTTAGCACTGGCAATAGCAGGAGAATTGGGGCCAAAATTAACGGAATAAGAAGTCAAATAACCACTGTCAAAATTTAAACCCCCAAAATTTCCAGAGATAACAGTAACCTCCCCTGCCCTTTCCCCTTGTCCCGTGATAAAGCTCTTGAAATAATCCTCTCCCGTTAAGTAATAATCAAAAGAAAGATCCCCCCCAACCCCATCGGAAGCCATGTAGTCGTTGGTATTTCTTTGGGTGATTAAATAGGTTGGTTCTATACTCGTTCTTAAAGACAGCGAAGCGTTTGATGCTAGAATCTCTTCACCATTAACCTTAAGTTTGGCATTACTTGCTGAATAAAATTTGAACGTTGGCAGATTGGACACATCAATAGGAGGCGGTTAAAGTTTTTTGGCTTCTTACTATGTCGTCTAAACCTGCGCTCATCGAAGTAGAGACCTGTTTACCAGAGATCATTTTTAATTGCATTTTATCATCGGTAGAGGCGTCATCGAGACCATGCAGGTCGATAGTATAATCGTTGCTCGACTCGTTAAACGCCAACCCAGATTGGAAAATATCTTCTGTTACATTTATAGATTCCTGAGCGGTGGTATAAAGTGACGTAACCGGAAACTCCTGACCCAGCTTGTAAATAGGGTTGTGGTTAAACGAAACTGAATAGTCAGCACCAAAAACTGTGCCTATATCTGTTGGGCCGGGATCGTATCCTGCCCCTATAGTGGTTCTTAGTGTGGTCAGAGGGGTATATCTACCGTGAGCTATTCCGGTTGCCAAAGAACCACCGGCGGTAGTACCGAGCCCCACGGTAACGGTAGAATCAGCTAATCTTCCGCTTATCGGAAGTTCATTATCGTGACCAAAAAAAGTAAAACTCGCGCTGGAAGAAGAAATTGAATTGCTGGCCACATTCAAACTATAAGAGTTTAAAAACCCAAACCCTTTGACGCCTGCTCCACTTATCGTAACCCCCGAGGCAGTTGATCCTACAGAATGCTTTATCCCACTGGCTAAAAAATTAATAATATTACCTTTTTGGCCATAATGCGCACCGGTAAGAGACGTAATAAAATTAAAAGAAATATCTCCGACCCTCGCTGACGACGGGAATTGACCTAAAGACCCCTTGTTACCAACAGCATACAAAGGCTGAGCAGAAGTTGAATAATTTATAGTGAAATCCGAAGCAAGAAGAGTCTCTCCGACACTCCCCCACTCGACGCTTACCGATGCCTTATCATAAAATACCGTTGCCATAACCTTTTATTTACAAGTATTACACATTTTTTACCTTAAAATGAATGATCTTAAATTAAAATTAACTTGGGCGTTGGAATCCACGTCCCCCTGAAAAGATTCCGACGTTAAAAGCATATCATTAAAAGAATACTGCAATAATGTAGCATCAGAGTTGTTTTTTTTCAAAGTTATTACCGTATTCTCAAAAACTGTCTGATCAGGAACAAACCTCATGTTTTTTATTTCGTAATCGTCAGGCTCAATAGTAAAATTAACATTAACCTCCACGGGAGTTCCCGCTATAACCCCAGTAGGGACATCGCTTCCAACCACATACAAAGGGACACGAGGGGTAGCTATAGCTACATTGAAAGAACTAACACGATTAGTACTAAAAGTATCTAAATTGATCTCCATGGAGCTATAACTAGGTATGTTTACCACGCTTGGAGAGTTATCTGTCGGCACATTAGCCAACGTTCCCGTCCCGAATTCCCCATAAATCACAGAGCTAGTAGAAACGCTGGGAACTTCCCCTATGGCACAGCTTACCGAATAAGTTTCCATATAACCCTCTGTAAAAATAAAATTTTTGGCTCCGTGATTAACTACGCCACTAAAAGCGATGTCACCAGTGAAGTTTTGCATTAATTCCTTAGAGGTGGCTGGAGCGGAGTCGGGAAGAGTGTTTATGAGGAGATTGCTAACGTCCAAAGTTGCTGTTTGGGGGCCTTCTGGGGCATATTTTATGCTATTTATACCTAAATTTCTAAGAGGCCGAGCAACGGAGGAGTAATTGGCAGATACGGACTGAACCCCCTGTATCCCGCTCCCATTAATGGCGATACTCTCTGCCTCTCTCCTGATTCTTCCTAACATTACCTTATCTTTATTTTACACTACTTTTTTGGTGTAATATAATAAATAAAGGATTAAGGGAAAATGGCTAACAGTATTTACAACATTCCAGTTCATAATAAGAACAAGGCATATAGCAAAAATGACATCGTTATGGTAAAGGAGACTCCCCTTGTAAGTACCGGTGTTCCCACAAACCTTAAATATTATTACGCCCTAATAGATGTACCATCTGGCGAAGACACTCTCGTTACGAACTCCGCCTATTGGGGAGGATATGAAAATATAAATAATACACAAAGTTACCCTTTATTTTTATGGACCCCATCCTACAACGTAGCCGTGCAACATGCCCCAAGGGTTAAATCCGTTATATTCGGAAATGGATATCAACAGCGTAGTCCTGACGGCTTATATTCAGGGTTAATCAAAATAGACTTAACCTTCGACAAGAGAGACGAAAAGGAATCGAGGGCCATATTGCACTTTCTTAAGACGCAGAAAGGAGTCACCGGCTTTGTGGTTAAAAAACTCCCCCAAATATATGCTGACGGCCCAGATAACTCGTACAAGAAACGTTTTGTTTGCCAAAATTTCAATAGTACCTATGTTTTCCACAATAATTACAGTGTGAAAGCCTCTTTCATCCAGACAAATAACTAAGAATGCCAGACTACACCCCAGACAACGCAAGGGCTCGGTCCACTATTAAATCTTTAAACGCCGAACTCTCGAACCTTACCCCTTCTTCCTTAATTACATTGTTTGAGATCGATTTAAACAAATTAATGGAAACTAAAGGTATTAGTTTGGTAAATGAAGCCTTCATAGCAAGAGGAGGAAACAAACCGAGCCAAGGCGCTTTTCTTCCGGATGTTGAAGATGGGATTTTAAGGTTTCACAATAACATAACTATTTTTAATTCTTACTTGGTGTGGCAAGGAAAACATTATTTCCCAGCTCCAATTACGGCCGAAGGATTTGAATCCTCCACAAAAGGAACACTGCCGCAACCTACTTTATCCATAGCAAGCCAGTCGGAAACGGGAATAGACCAGCTAGCGTTGCTCAAACACGAAATACAAAAATTTGGAGATATTATTGGGTCAAAAGTCTCACGAAGAAGGACGTTCGCCAAATACCTAGATGTGGCAAACTTTCGAGGAAACACAGAAACAGCCTTACCCCCAGACGGCTACGAGCCCGATATGTATGCGGAACTACCCAAAGATGTTTATTATATAGAAAGAAAACAAACAGAAAATAAAAATGTTTTAGTTTACACTCTTTCCTCTATTCTTGATTTAGAAGGTACCAAGATACCAAAGCGGAGGGTTGTTGCAAATAAGTGTGTGTGGCAATACCGCGGTGTAGGATGCTGGTACCAACACGCAACAGACGATGAACTAAAAGCATGGCAGGTTGCCAAAAACGACAACACACTTAGTCAAAGCGACACAATTCCACTTCTTGAGAAAGCGGGAATTAAAACCCTTCATGCAGATCCAAATGCGGCCACATGCGGATTACCAATTTTTGCCCCTGCCGTAGCTACAGACAAAGACGAACACATCTATTCTACTGGTTTAGTGAACCCTGAGGATGTATCGGAAATTAAGGACAGAGGCAAATGGAACGCAGCACAAACCTACCAAGTCGGAGAATTTTGCTTCTTGGATAAAGATGGTGTAAAATTTTATTTCGTATGCAAAAAAATAACCGGACCGATAGAAGATGAAGATTCAGGAGTAGTAACACAAAAAAGCGCATCCCACCCTCCCGACTCTGAATACTGGGTTCCTGACGAATGCTCGAAAAGCCTTACCGGATGTCGACTAAGATGGGGTAGTAGAAAGGGTAAAGCAGCCTTGGGGTCGTCATGTGCAATCGCAGAAATGGGACAGCTTCCTTTCGGGGGTTTTCCCGCCGCAAAAAAACTAGCTAGTCAACGATGACCTTAGAAGAACCAACAAAAATAAAAATTGAAAAACATGCCCTAAGGGAAAAACCGCATGAATGTTGCGGACTGTTGGTGGAAAATAAAAAAGAACTGAAAACTGTTGAATGCCGGAATGTTTCGGAAAAACCAACACAACATTTCTCCATAATGCCCTCCGACTACCTTAAAGCTTGCCGCCAAGGAAAGATTAAAGCCGTATATCATTCTCACGTTTCCTCCAACGACAAATTTTCCATCAACGATATGATGAATAGTCGTTCCCACAAAATAGATTATGTACTCTATAGTACAAAGAAGCACAGCTTTTCCTTTTTCGATCACACGAAAAACAAAACCTCTTTCTTGAACAAAGCTTTCAAAATAGGACAATCTGATTGTTATACAACTGTTAAGGAATATTACTCGAACCTTGGAATAACCCTTGCGGGGAATAACACCCTCGGAGACGATTGGTTCAACAAAAACCCCCACCTAATCCAAAACCTTTTCGACCTTAACAAAAACAATCCCGATCTCCCAATTATGGAGCTCTCCCCCAATTCCCCCCTTCGAGAACATGATGTGATTGTTTTTGAATTCGTTAAAGGGGAAGGACCAAACCATGTAGCCATCTACTTGGGCAACGGAACAATAATTCACCATCCCAGAAATAAATATGCATGCATCGAAACGTTAAACAAGACTCTGGAAAAAACCATGTACAAAATATACAGACATGAAAAATTTAACTAATATAAAAATTCACGGGATCCTTGCTGAGCAACTGGGTCAATCCGAATGGAAACTTGCCGCACGAAGCATCGGAGAAGCTGTCAAAGGAATTCAATGCAATAATAAAAAACTCTACAAGCAGCTGCTCGAAAACGACAAGAAAAACATAAAATACAGAGTCCTAATAAATGACAAAGATTTTGCCGTAGAGGAAGGGAAAGACCCCAACACTTTAGAAGGTTTCCGAAACTCGGAGCTTGTCATGAAAAGCGATACTATACAAACCATTGATATAGTTCCCGTTTTAGAAGGCTCTGATAAACTAATGTCAATCTTGACAATTATTATAGGTGTAGTTCTTATTGCCACTGGCATCGGCGCAGCTGGAGGGTTTGGAATGCTTATGGCAGGTCAAGGGGGCATGATGGCCACCGCCATGGTTTTGGGTGGTGTAGGCTTGGTAGCGGCCGGTATCACCAACTTGCTAACTCCGATGCCTAAATTTGGAGATTTTAGGGAGATAGAGCAGGGAGGTGCTCGATCTTACCTATTTAATGGCCCCCAAAACACCATAAGAGAAGGGGGCCCTGTTTTTGTAGGTTACGGAAGGCTTCTGGTTGGCAGCCATGTCATACAAGCGGCTTCTGATGCTGTTGACGTTGATGCAGAAGTAGCACCCAAGTATACGTGGGGAGGGGCTGATACGGAAGCTCTGAATTATTATATCGACGGA